GTTTTACAATATAAGGCTACTTCAGTTGCAGATGTCACAGGAGGAAAAACTCCGCTTACTGTTTGTTGCGGAAACGTAGTTATCTTATGTTTACCTTCAGTAGCTGCACCAAATGTTTCATGGTTAACTTCTATAAAAGTTTGAATCGCTATAAAATTCTGTAGTAGATCTGGTTGAGAAATCGGTAACCGATCAGTTGATTGTGGTATTGCATTATCGTAAGGCATTAATAGTCTCCTTAGGTATAATTATTTATAAAAATCATTCAAACTTAACAGTGCATCTGTATAAATTGTAGATGCTCGTTCTTTAGTTTGTTGATCTATAGTTCTTCTATTAATTAACACTTCTTGTTTTTTAAATTCAGGCATAATTGATTGAAGACTTTCCATGTCCATACGATCTTCAAATATCTTTTTAGATGCGCCATATGCTATATATTGCCACCATTGTGATAATTCTGGCATAGAAGCATTATCTAGTAATTCAGAGGGTCTAGCTCCAACTTCTAATTCAACCCTATAGCTCTTATCAGGAACAGGTCTAAGTGTAAGAATGTTATTGTAATATAAAATTGAATTAGGACGAGCTGCTGCGTATTGCACTACATTGCTATAAACCGTTTCACCGTCTCCGGGTGCGGAACTAAAAGTTATGTCATAAACTCCAGTTGTATAATTAATGGAACCAGCAGCTCCAGTATCACCTGCAAACGTACCTTCACCATCGTTAGGATCATTTGGTACATCATGAACCTCTAAACCAACCTGATTTGTAGTAATTGATGTAAACGAAAGATGTTCTCTTAAAGCAGGTTTATCTGTCAGTGTTCCTGTAAAATTAGTAAGTACATTATTACCTGTTCCAATTGATCTAATTGATTCATTTTGTGGATACAATGTAAAAAACTGTTCTCTATTCTGAAAAAACGATTGTTTGCAGCCAGCAACATAAGCATTTCCATAAACGTTTGTGTACAAGTTATTAAAATTTGTAGCTATATCATCGCCTTCGTAAGTATCTATATATGGTTGAGTATAGAAGACCAGCGTTGTACGTAATGAAAAAAGTCTTAGATGTTCTGGAAAATCATAAAGAACAAAAGTATTAATATAATCTTCTATTGAGTCATCTGTTATTTGTGCTGTTGATGGTGACTTAGTTAATCGTCTAACTTTTATTTTAATTTGCTCTAACGTCGATAATGTATTATCTGGCATAATAATTCCCTATTAGTTTCAAGTAACATCTTGTGTAGCCGCAGTAAATTGACTACTAATCTCACCTACCGGAACAATCAAAGCACACGTATTTTCGTACCACGCTGGTGCTACTGGAATTGCAAAAGCATCAAAATTAAGAGTATTTATGTCTACTGTAAATGTATCAGATCCCGTAACTGTAATGGTGCCTACCTTTTTATCTAATTGAGTCATACCAACAGAATTTGGAATATAAAATCTAACAATAGTACCACTTAAATAATCGTGATCAAAAGTCGTTGTAACTAACGCTTTTTTAGCTTTTGTTATACTAGTAATAATCCTCATTGCCGGTTGAATTTGAGGATCTTCAACTGCGTAACATGTAGACATTTGTATACCTCCTACATATTTTTAAAACTTTTCAACAGTTACAACTTGTGATGGCTCCATTGACAATTCTTCCACATCAACAAATTCTAAACTCTGAAAACCAAATCTTCTTACTTTTTGACCTATTCGCATGGAAACATTTCCGCTTTCATCTTTTAAGTATTCATGGCGTGGATAGAACCCTCTTTTGTTTAAATGTTTTGCTACGCCTAATGGTAATGTATAAATCTGACCATCAACTAATGTAAATGTTTCTACTGGATCTTGTTTATATTCCTTATAAGAGAAACTTAATTGTCCGTTAGGAACTTCATAAAACCTAAATATACCTTTAACCGGTTCTCTATCTTTATCTCTTTGATATTTAAGATTAGGTTTTCTACTAACTGCAGGTTTATCCTTAGTCTCTGGATTTAAATCTAAAGTCTCATTTAAATCTTCTACAGATTCTTTTTTTATGCTTTTATTTTTTTCTATTTCCATGCTTTGCTAATCCTTCTTAAAAGGCAGAGGGAAATCAAATCCCTCCGCCACGTGTCTACTAAATTAAGATTTAATCTTCAATTATACTAAAAGACTTACCAGCCTCCCAATATATTTCATCATTTGCCGTACCACCTGCACTACCTAATGCAATAGCTGCAGAATCAGCATTTGTTTGAAGAATGATACCTAAATAGGCAGTGTTTTCTAATGCTCCATCAGTTAAGTAATTATATGATGTATCTTCACCAACAGGAATAATACTTGCTGGCGTAAATGGAGTATCTGTATATACAGGGAATGTAAATGCTGTATAAGCAGATGTATCTATTCCTATACTGAACGTAGATGAACTAACTCTTGTTACCGTAACAAGTTTTCCATCAAGCTCTATCATTCCACATTCAGCAGGTACATGGATTCTTACTTTTTGACCAGTTTGATACGTATGATCAACTAATGTAGTTACAACACCTGGATTAGCTGCTGTAATATTGGCAATAACACGATTTTTAGGTTTAAACATGTCATAAATAGTAATATTAGAAGCAACAAATCTATATGTTCCACCAGCACCAGCAACAATACCAGGAGCTGTTGCTAATGTATTAGCTAATCTAAAAGAAGTATTAGCAACTATCGTATCAACAGAAAAATCTAATCCATTTAGATTTGTTTGAGTTGTATTCTGAATTCTTACAATTGAACGATCTGCTATGCTACCAGTATCACCTGTGCTATAAACGGGACGAGTTGCATTTGTTCCTACTGTAACTGCAACTGCAGCACCTGGAGTCTTAACAGAAGAGTCTATTAAGGTAATTCCATGATACAGTACTCCGTTATAACCTGTAGAAACTGTTGATTGTGATGCAATTTGTGAAGCTGTTGAATGGAATTCAGTTATTGCCTCATCATCGCCCATGCCACGAAACCAAGTCCATGTAGTTCCAGCCCATTGAGTTGAAGCTTCAATATTAGTTACATTATAAACTTTAACCCAATCAACATCATTTCTTAAATTAATAAATTTATCTGTTCCATCAGAGCTAAAAACACCCTGTTGGATAATTGTATTAGAAGCCATAATAATTCCTTTCTTATCTTATGCTAATGTGGATCTTAAATTAATAACCCACAAGTCGTTGGTAATTCTAGGAACTTCCGCAAACTTGTAACCAACAGATGCATTTAATGCAAGAGGACCATCATATATTGGTGGTCTATAAATGAAGCTTGCGCTATATCCGTCTTGTTCAACACAGGCATAAGCTTCCATTCCAACGCAGAAAATATTATATACATCAACTCCAAGATTTGAAGATGATTCCGTTACAGAACCAATTGATGAAATCAAGAAACGAAGGTTGCCTATTGCACCCCATTCAGATCTTAAAGCATTCATTGGTGCTGGATACTGATTCTTTTGTATAAATCCTGCAACGTTATCCAAATTACCAGTTAATTGAGTTGAACAAAGTGCAAAATAAGCATCTCGTACAGGAGCTGTACCAAACTTATCTTCACCCTCAATGTTATCCATTATCGTGTAAGCATCATTATTTAATAATGTTCTTACAACTGTATCCACATCACTACGAGTAACTTCTGTAGGATTATCGCCATTTACACCATCAGTACAATTAACAAAACCTGCAGTTGCTGCAAGCATATCTCTTGTAAGTTGATCCTCTGTTTGTCTTAATGAGATACCCAATCTCTTGGCCGCTTCATTTAAAACCATTCTGTTACTTTTATGACCTATTTCTAGGCGGGGAAAACTCTTCGGATCTCCCTCTCCACCTTTCGTTGTGGAGTTCAGACTATCGCATCCCTTGCGGGTCTTCTCACTTAGTCGTTCACGGTTGAATTCTTTTTCGTTTATGACTATACTATTATAAACGAAAGGGTTTGCATGGCTAAAAAAGTTATTTATCACATTGATCAAACTACAGAACAAATAGCGTATCTTGCTGGAATTATAGATGGTGAAGGTTGTCTTTATATAGGTAGAGTAAAGCAAGGAAAATATGGATCCGGATGGCAGTGGCGTGCTCTTATAAGAGTTACAAGCTGCGACGAAGAACTTATTCTTTGGCTTGAAGAAACTTTTGGTGGCTCCAAAGATTCTAGATATCGTTGGACTAGTAAGAAAAAATATTTTCGTCCCGTTTATAACTGGCAAGCAACTGGAAATATGCTTGACCATGTCCTGAAATGCGTTGAACCGTATTTGATCATCAAGAAAAAACAATGTGATGTTATGAAGCGCTACAGACTCACTTCCAAAAACATTGGAAGTAAAAGACTTCCAGACGATATCGTTGCAAAACGATTCGAACTGCTTAGTGAAATTAGAAATCTTAATAGTCGCTACCATGATCATCCTTTAAAAATTCATTCCGCCCTGTCGCCCTAGCACGTGCCGTAGGCTTCCAAGTCAATCAGAGAAGATTTAGAGACCCCATTCTTTCTAGGGTCCTGTGCTTGTAAAGTTACTTGTTCATTAATTTGCAAATAAGTTCCATAAAAACTTACTTTTGCATCAATATCAACTGCTGATAATGTTTGTGCAGGTGGAGTTACACCTGAGTTTCCAAGTGGAACCATTGCTGTATTAAGAGCATTATATCTTCTCATACGCAACGTTGTACCACCATTCCTAGGCATTGTTTTCTTCATTGCTGGAATTTTATGAATCATATTAGGGACTGGTACAGACAATAGCTTATAACTAAAGCTTTGTTGTACCGGAGCTGAAAGCACCGAAGTTGTTGTAATAGCCATAGTATTTTCCTTTAATATAGCATTAATAAAAATCTATACCCTACGCAAGTACAGACACACTACATTAAGTGGACGACTCTTAATTACGTCCTTTGGATTGGCGAGATCCGATACAACCGGGAAATGGATTGGCGAGATCCGATACGCCATATTTATTAAACCATCTATGATAATAATTTTCAATGAAAAGAAACCGCCCCATACAAAGAAAGATCACAAAATACAGGGCGGTAATCAGAATATCTCTTAGTTACCTTTTGCAGATTCTTCCATCTCTCTCCAGAGTTGTTTTTTAAGTTCTGGCGTTAAACCATTAGCAAATTCATTTGCTCTCGTTAAAGGTGAGTCTCCTTGTTGTGGCGACACTGAAGCTGATGCCTTAGGTCTTAAGCTGTTTCTTTGAACTACATTTCTATCGGGAGCGTAATTATCTTCCACATAGATACCGAGCTTCTTAATCATTTTATATGCTGAGACAGCTTTGCTATAAAGATTTTGAGTAGATGAAATAGTATCAGCAATTTCTGGCTCTTCTTGGGTTAATCTTTTGATTGTTTCTTCGTTAACTACTTTATCAAAGTCGCTATATTGAGCTTTAAGCTTTGCTTCAGTAGTAGTCATCTTGATCTGTGCTTGATATTGCTCTAAATCTTCTTTTTGCTTCTTGAGTTGTCTTTGTATCTTCTTATAATGTTTACCCTCAAAAAGATCATCATCAGATATTTCAAGGTCCATATCTTCATCAGGTTTTTGTGCTTTCCTTTGCAATTCTTCTATCTGCTTTAAAGCTTTGAAGTTTTCACGTTCAAGACGTTCTTTCTCTAATCTTAAAGCCTTGAAATTAACCTGCTGTGAAGTTTCTTCTCCTTGTTTTTTATACATTTCTTGGTCAGACTCACCCTGATTTTCAACCATTGATATCTGTGACCCTAATGTTGTCCCTTGTGTCACCGACACGGGTGTCACCGACACGGGTGTCACCGACACGGGTGTCGTCTCTGGTGTCATATCCGGTGTTGTCTCTTGGTCTTGTGTAACTTCCTCTACGATTTCTTCTTCTGGAAGAGGAGGCATAGCGATTTCTTTATTTACCATTAATTAGTCCTTTGACACGAGTGTCATTTAACACGAGTGTTATTTAATTCTGGAGTTTTTTCTTTTTCATTATTTAATGATTTAGATAACTTAAAAAGAGACCCATCTGCAAACCTAAGTACATAGGAAAGGAGCGAAAATTGAGATGGGTCTATTAGTGGGGTATGAGATTTCATATATATACAAGTTTTTTTATCTGGTACAACCCAAAGTAATTCAATACTGTCTTTTTTAGTATC